CCTGAGAAAGAAGTCAATGATGATTTATATGTTCTAGCAGAATCACCCATTGAAGTATCTTCTAAAGTATCAGCAGATTCCTCGATTGAGTAAGACCTAATTTCAGCTACAGCATTAGAACCGACTTTTACAGTTCCTTCACTTCCTTTATGTGTTGCCATTTTCTACCTCGTCTTTCGACTTTTTCTTAGAAGAAGATTTAATTTTATCTTGCGAATGGACTGCCTCTTCTTTCCAACCCATATTCAATAAAGACTCGACCTTAGAAGGATGAGCTATTATAGAAACTTTTCCATCAGGACTAATCATTTTCATAATTGTCTCCTATACTGCTACATCAGGATTAGTTTCCTGAACATAGTAATTAGTTAAAAAGGTTAAACTCACATATCCTAGTGGTTTTTCACCTTCACCTGTATATTCTATTTCAGTTGATTCTAAATAGCAGTCTTTAGCTAGTCCGTCTAAAGTTCTATCAGCCGCTATTGCTTGCTCAACTTCTTTACTTATTGTATCAATTGTATCATCAAAATTACTTGTTGCCTTTACATATGCTTCAATGATTACTGATAATTCTCGGCTCATTACTCTATTTGTACCAATAACTATAGGCTCAGATGTTTCTGACTTTGTATAAATTACTAAAGCAGGTAAATTAATATTTTCTAAAGGATAAACTCTTGATTGATATATATTTGATCCGGTAGTTGTTAATCCTGTTAATGTTGTACCTAACTTTTCTCTTATTTGCTGTCGTATGTGATTTGCCATTATACTTCCTCTAGCTCTAATGCAATAAAACCTGTTCTATCGGGTCTAATATTAACAATTGTATAATTTGTTGCAGCTTTTATTATATTGCCGTCAGTATCTTTTATAGCACTAACATTTAATAAATGACCATATGCAACCGAAGGAATATCAATACTTCTACAATATGCAATAGGTTCTAACGCTTCAACTCCAATGCCTTCTTCTTGTTCAACATATTCATTATTTAAAATAATATTAATATCTGTAGAAGTGCCATTATTAATATACGTAGCCGCTACCCCATGACTATTTGGATCTAAATAGCCTGCCATGTCTTCTTCTGTTTCTAGCCGGTACTGAGACATTATTGCTCCTCTAAAACTAATTCAACAAAACCTGTATTATCGGGCTCTACTGTTTTTACTAAAAATGTTGTTTCAGGCTTTAATATATTGCCATTATTTGTTGTAATTGCATCAACAACCAATCTATCTTCTTGGGATATATAAGGAACATCAGATGATTTTAAAATTGCTCTTGGTTGATAACCAGCAACAGGAACCGTTCCACCTTCTATGTTAAAATATTCTTGGTCAATAATGATATTAACACTATAGGCATCTCCTGAATCAATATCAAACCAAGTATCAATTAATCCCTGTCTCAAATCCCATAATGAAGATTGCACTTCAAAGAAAGTAGCAGTAACACCATGACCTGTATTAATATCTAAGTATGAAGTAAAATCTGCTGCACTTTCAATAGCCATAATTTATTTTTTAGCTCTAGTTTTAGGAGCCTTAACTTTTGAAGTTTTTAAACCCACGCTTCTATCTTCTTTATTAGCTTTAGGTTTTTCTATATGTACAGATGCTTTTCCGTATGCGCATAGTTCATGCCCGACATCTTCTCGCAATTCTATGATATCTCCAGCATTTACTTTTTGCCCGTTAGCTACTGTATCTTTAATAATTAAAAATTTTTTCATATTTAAGTTGGGGGTATTGCTACCCCCATTCCATTTAAGCATCAACTAATTAGTCGCTTGACTTACAGAAAGATACCGCATGACGCACAGCAACATCTAAAGTTTGAAGAGCAATAATTCTTACTCCACCTGATGTGCTAAGAGCATATGGGTCTACTGTTATATCAAGTCCGCCATACATACCAATAAGTAAATCAGAGAAATTACCAAAGTAAAAATCTCCTGCAGTTACTTGATTTGATCTGATAACATTATAGCCATTCATGTTTCCATCTGGCTCAACAACAAATTGACCGCTTCCGCTATCTTTTGAAGTTGTTTTTAATGTACCATAATCAGATGGCTTACATATATATGCTAAGTTTCCAACTAATGCATTATCAGCAGCAACTGCAGATTCCATAGCAATAATTTCAGCATATGTTGGGCTTGCAGCAGCAAAAGTAGTAGTGTTAATACCTGAAGTACTAGCAATACCTGTAGGCTGACCACTTGAACCTGAACCAGCTAAAGCACCTAAATCAATAGCAGTAGCTATAGATTGTGTTAGGTCGTCTCTGATTAAGTTCTCAACATCTAATGAGCTTTGTTGTAAAAGCAATCTAGTTGCGTCTGTAAACGCACCAATTACTTTAGGAGACATAGTAACGCTACCAGAAGTAAATTCGCTTTCAGAAGCAGCATTGCCTTCAGTTGCAATCCAAGCAGCTGATGAAGCAGCTGTTTTCTTCGGTATAACGACGGAGCCAGAGAGCCCTCTAAGCATAGTTGCACCGGCTTGCATAACACTTGATGAGTTTCTTAATACATCAATAAAATCGCCAGCTCTATAATCTTGAGGGATTAAAGTTGAATCATCTGATGAATTAATGTCTCTTTTGCTCCAATTACCAAGCACATCAGCTGGAATCATAATTCCTTGAGCTGTTTTGCCTTGCTCTCTAGCAGCTTGATTTGAACATTCAAATTCAAAAGCAGCAGCTTCTTGAGCTCTTCTATCAGTTGGATTTGCTAAAGCATTAATTGCTTTTACTAATGAGAAATCTCTCACTTCGTTTGTAGTCATACCAATTTCAGCAGTTTCAAGTGGCTTATCATTGCATATTTCATTTAATAATGCGCCTCTGAATTCTTCAACAGTAAGACCATCTTTAATTGCGCTATCAGCTAAATCTCTTTTGTTATGCTTAACAGCTAAATCAATAATCTCTTTCGAGTTTCTTTTGTATTCAGCTTTAGCTTCTTCAAGAGTTTTAGTTCTGACTTCGTCGAGATTAATCTCTTTTTTTTCTTCAGTCATAATAATATCCTTATTAATTTTTGCAGAGCGTCCAACCCCGACTAATCTGCTTTGATCAGCTGGCACAGATACACTTGATACTTCAAGTGGAGTCCATGACGCTTTATAAAGCATTTCATCGTTATCTTTAACTCTTGCAAGTTTATTTACTTTATAGCCAACACTTATATTCATACGAATACCGTCAACTACATCTTGAAAAACTTCTTGAGCTAGTGCTGATCTACCAAATCTAACAACAGCTATTGTCCTCTTAGCCGCCTCGTCAAGTTTAAATTCTTCTATAACTCCAATTTGTTTAGACATGTCATGGTCTAATAAAAACGGAGCTCTACCTGATGATACAAATTCCATATCTACATCATCTTCAGCATGGCTTAGAACTTCCATGCCAAATGATCGCTCAACTGGTTCTTCCGAAGAAACACCAATACGAACTAATCTTTTTTCTTCATCAATAAATGAATTTTTAGAAAGATCAATTGTTCTATACCTTAACGGCAAATCAACAACTTTTCTTTCGTCTTCATCTTCTTGATAAGAAGAAACTGCGTCAACATTTTCTTCTTCTGCTTTATCCTCATGGTACTTTGAAAACTCAATGATTACAGAATCATCTGTTTCATTTACGTTGAGGATATGTCTATCTTCTTTATCTTTCATAGCTTTTTCCTCTTTCGATGATAAAGGGTGTGATTTAGGTAGCAGATCAGTATCATGCTTCCCACTTCTATATTTTCCATTGCGCAAAGCAAATAGAAAACTGTTTACACGAGCCATTGCCCACTGATTAGCATTGCTAACCTGAGGTCTAACTGAGCCTGGATTTGTATTAAAGGCTCCAATCCCGCGTTCATAAATTTGTTTTAAAATAGCAAGCGTTGTTCGTTTACTTTTTGTATCGCCTACTTCTTCGTGATGTTCTTTTAATTTATTTTTTAATGCTTCTTCTGTTTTTTCTGAAACAGCCCTTTCTTCAATTGCATTTTCAAATTTAATATATTCAAACTCATTTCTTTCTAACCAAGCTTTTGCTTCGTCTGGAGTAAACATATCAGAATCAAATCTAATACTTTGTATTAATCTTTCATTGCCTTTTATACCATGTATAGCATGTATGCCAGTTTTAAACTCATTATTTTTTCTTCTAAAGTTATCAAATTGTTCAGGGTCTTCTATACGAGCTGCATGTTCATTAGGGTATGGGCGCATTTCTAATTTACGCTCATCTTCTTTTTTCATTTGCTCAACTAATTTTTTTGACCATGTATAACCTGGATCTCCTCCCCAAAGCGCCCACGCAATCCTGCCATTACTTGGAAATCCATCTTCGCCAGGTCTAAACCCTTCGGCTTTTTTATCAACTTCATGTCTTGAAAAATAACTGTACATTCTTTTAATAGTTGACTCAGATAAATCGACGCCGTTTTTAATTTGATTAGCACGAGTTACACCAATACGTGTACCTCCTCTTCCAAATTCTTTTCTCCAAGCTAAACCTTTTTCAGCTTCCGCTTTCATGCCTTTATTCGGAATCGCCATCTGAGCCTCCTTTAATTACAGGTTCAATTGGAAGCTTTATACCGAATGGCTGGAATGCTGTTTTAATTCCATATTGCTCAGCTAACTTTTGTTCTCTTTCGTGTTGTTCATATAGCTCTTCAACGTCTCTACCATAATTTGATTGTACATCTTGATAAGTAACAAGGCCAGCTTGCATACCACTTATTGATGCATTCATTTCTTTTTGAGGATCAACCCATTGGAAAGAACGTCCAATGAATATTGTATCTGCAGCAAATTTTTCATATTTTGACATTGGTAAAGGAATATTTACATCAGGATCCATAATAATAGCGCCACTTGATATAGACATTTCTAACCACTTTTCGAATACCGGCCTCATAAAATGATCTACAACAAAGCGTTGATACAACTTATACATTTCTCTGTCTTCTAATGCGCCCGCTCGTAAAGAACTATAATTAACAGAACTTAAATCATTAGTTAAAGCATGATATGAAATATTTAAACCAGAAGCAATACCTCTTAAAACTTGTGTTGTAAATGGACCAAACGCTGTACTTGGGTGATCAGGGTCAAAGCTTTTGAAATCCATTCCAGCTGGAAGTTGTTCAAAGCTGCCTGCAGATGCTTCCATAATTGGAGTAAAGCTATCTTCTAAATCTTCACCAACATAGCCATCACCGTCTGGCGAAGTAAAGAATCCCATTTTTGCAGCTGATACACGAGCAGCCGTAATCTCAGCCTCCATATAACCGTTAAGCATTTTTATTTGAGGCATTGCCGAAGCAGTCATTGGCACGCCTCTAGTTTGTTCGGGGCGTGTTGGCATATATGCATGGATAATTTCTTCAGCGGGTACTCTTATATGCTCTCTAGGTGATTGGTACGTATTATCATACGGATGATTTTTAAATAAATAATATGCTACAGGCTTATCATGTTTATCAACTTCTACACCCATTTTAATTCTATTTTTAGTTTCAGGATTAAAATCATTTTTTGTTTCATCTAAATGATCAGCTTCTAAAAATTGAATCTTATATTTATATTTTGAATCTGTCGGAGTTGCATGCCTTATTAAAACTTCGCCATCTCGCATTAATGCTTCAACAAATAACTTTTGACAATCTAAAAATGATTGACGACCATTCAATGTACAGTTGCCCATTTTTGACCACTGCTTAAACTCGCGCTCAATTGTTTGGTTGCCGAGAATATCTAAATTACCTTGTGAATCACGTGCTTTAACACTTAATCTAATACCGTTAGCTCCAATAATATTACTAACCATTAAATTTAAGTATCGAGTTACATATGAATCATTTCTAGCTAAATCACGGCTTCTTTCTCTTAATATTCTTAATTGATCTTTAATTTCAGCGTCTGCTGAAGTACTTGATGCTGTAAAATCTGCAAATAATCTGCCTGTATTAGCACCGGCATATCTTCTTACTTTTGAAACTTTTTTTGTTTTTTTATTATTATTTACGAATCGATCATACCAGGCCATATTTAAAACCTCACTTTGATTGAATTACCGGAATCTTTTTTATTTTTAATCCTAGCCTGTTTAATTTCTTTTAAATATTCTGTTTTATATCGATCTCTAAATGTCATTAACTCATCAACAGTTAACCTTGATAATGATCTGCCAGCAATACTCATTGACGATTGGTCCATAGTTGCTCGATTTTCAATAACTGCTTCTATTGCATCTAAAACTTTTTTTACGTGGCTTCTTACAGAACTTGTTGTAGTAGCATAATTTTGTTGTATTTCAGTAAAGCCTTCTGATAATTTAATTCTTGCTGAATCGCTTGACCTAGTAATATAAGAAACCCAATTATATTCTCCGGCTGTATATGATGTTGTGCTACTTGTTTCAATAATATATTCATCATTAGATTCTGTAGCGGTTAATGTAAAATTAGCGGCTGTTGAACCATCAACTAAATTAAATTCATAAGATAAACTATATGATGCAGTAGGGTAATCGTCTGAGAGATCAGTTTTTTTCCATGCCCAAAAATCACCGAGCTGTAATTCATTAGGCTCTGATGTTGGGTAATATGTGCTGTCGAATTTATTGGCCATAAATTAAAAATATATCTATATCCGATTATAACAAGTATTTATAAAGATTTGTTACATTATACTTAAAATTTATTTTGGTCTATTTTTATATAATTTATTCCGCTTTGTTTAAATAATTCTTGTGATATTTTAAAACTACTAATCCATTTTTCTTTAGGCTTGTTTGGAGAATAAGTAACTACTTCTTTTATTCCAACTTGAATTATACCTTTAGCACATTCATGACATATGTCTAAACCATAAACAAATAATGTTGCTCCTTCTAAAGAAATACCATTTAAAGTTGCATGATAAATACAATTCATTTCAGCATGAATAATATAATTCTTTTTTTGTTCAGAGTTTTTATAAATTGTTTGTGCATCATTAAAGTCCCTGGGAAAGCCATTATAACCTTGGGATAATACTTGGCCTTTATTACCAATAGCTACTGCTCCTACTTGAACTGATGGATCTTTAGACCAACTAGCAAATTTTTTTGCAAGTGTTAAATATTTTAAATTCCAAGAATGAGAATAATTAGACATTAACTTTTAATTGTTTTGCTGCATTATGTTTGTAGCTTGAAATAATAAAATCATTAGGATATAAATTATCAATACCTGCTTCGTAATATAATCGTACTTGTGGCGGATTAAATATTTGTAATTCATGTACAGTTTTTGCAAATTGTAAATGATTATTATAGATATGCGCATCACCTAAATTAAATATTAGTTTATGAGGAGTTATATCTAATTCATTAGACAAAACTAACATTAATAATGAATGGAATAATATATCCGAAGGAAGTCCAATCATTACATCAGATGAGCGCATATTGACTAGTAAACTCAAATGGTTATTATTAATAAATATTTGAAAACCGTGAAAGCAAGGCAATAAAGCCATTTTATTAGCGTCAATTGGATTCCATGCAGTTACATATAATCTTCTTGATTCTGGATTAACTTTAGCTTCTTTAATTACATTTTTTAATTGATCTATATTAAATCCAGAATAATTACGCCATTGATAACCATATATGGGACCAAGATTGCCGTTTTCTTCTGCCCAAGCATCCCAATAGTTACAACCTAAACTTTTAAAATCATTTGCATTCGTATGGCCGCGAAGAAATGCAATTAATTCTCCAATCACTCCTTTATAAAATATTCGCCTATGAGTAAATAAAGGAAATCCTGCTTTTAAATTTAATTCAAGATTTGCCCCAAATATACCAAGCGTACCTACGCCTGTTCTTTCTTTATCTCTTTTAACTCCTTCAGTTAATACTTTATTAACTAATGCAAAATATTGCTTTTCATTTTCCATTGTTTTTCTTTAAGTAAGCTCCGTAAAAACTCGCATAATTAATAAGATCTAATACAGAATCATACGAAGATTCAAAATTAGGATTTTTATCATTAAATGCAATTGCCTCTAATCGTTTAACTTTTGTTGAAATCATTTGTAAATACGAATGATGTCCATATGGAAAGTATTCTTGTTTAGCTTCTGAATCGTTTGAATTATAATCCTCGGCTTTTTGTTTTTGTAAAGCCGCTGCTTCACTTAATACTGAATGCATAATTTACTCCTTATCTAAAAAATCTAATTTACCAACATTATCAAAATGTTGTGGGGCTTGCCAATCTTTTGGCTTAATAAGATCAGGTAAGCCTAGCGGATTTGGCCTGCTGTCTTTAATTCCTATTTCTTTTTTCATATTAGCGTGATGCACCCGTTTCCAAGCTTTTTTAATATCAACATTAAATGCATCTAATGATCCTAATGCAATTACAATAATATCAATGAAAGCATCAACTACTTCATCTGATTCTTGATTGTCAATTGCTGTAAATAATTCGTTTAATTCTTCTTGTATAAAATTAGCCCTAAATTGTAAGTAAGACATTTTATCTTCATTATCTGCTTTGTTAATAAACCGGTATATTTTATAATACCGGTTTAATTTTTTAATATCGCCTAGCATTAAGCAGCTTGGTTAAAGTCTTCAGCTGTTAATCTGCCAGTTAAATATTGAATTGCAATGTTTACTTCCTTGCCATAAAAACCAGCGTCATTTATAAGTTCTTTTTGAAAGCGATAAATTATAGTTGATTCTTCGTCTGTACCATAATCAAGTGCTTCAACAAGATTCTTATCAAGCATTTTTATAACTTGACATACAGATTCTGATATGTTTTCAATTTTTTTTAGTAATTCGTTTCTTTCTTCTTGGTTCATAATTAACTCCTTAAATTATGTTGTTTGTTTATAATATAATTATATCGAGTTATATATAAATGTATACCTTTTTATATGTTTATTTCCAATTATTTACCCAATTTGGCCTATTATTTTGCTTAAATGAGCTTTTTTTAACGTTTTTTGTATGTTCTGCTTGTGTAGATTGATTTTTGTTGATCAATTGCTCTAAGCGATTATAATTTGGCTGAAGTATATATAAAGCAGCTAATCCATAAACAAATGTATCTAAAGCTTCATTTCTTGTAGTTTTTTTAACCCATTCAAACTTCTTAGCGCCTTTAGAGTATTTAATTACTCTTTTCTCAGATGTTAATTGCCTAAAATATTCTTCATCAACTGTTGCCGGAAAGTGTATTGTTTTAGTTTCAGATTTTAATCTTGTATAAATTGCTTCTTTAGCGGTATCTGATCCAACAGGATAAAGAATATGTCGTGATCTACCAATATATGACGGGCGACCGGCAACCGGCTTATTACTTTGTGACTGACCTTTAATAGCAAATACTTTTCTATGCACTCTTTTAGAAGTAAAAGCATAAACCTGTTGTGTATGATGGCCTCCTGAGTCAACACAAGAACAAGCTATTTTTAAAATTTTTTCATCTTCGCGTTTAAATGTCATGCCTAAATAATTGTCTAAGTCTTTCCAAACCAAATTACTTGATGGATCGCCGAAGAATACTCGATAATCTAAAACCCATGCTTCATTATTTTGGCCCCAGCCAATTACTTGCGCTTCTAATCTGTCTCCTTGAACATCAATACCCGCCGTAATTAATAAAACATTATTTGGAATATTAGTATAATCGTATTCTTCTCGCTGATTCATTAATGAGCTATGCTCGATGCTCTCTCCTGGATCATCAAACGTTTTGCCTAATGCAGTATTTACCCAGGTCTTTAACATTTCAGGTTGACTCTTAACAGCATAAAAATCAACAGCCATATCTTTCCATGATCTCCAAGGTGAATATAATTCTGATATATGAAAGCCTGCTGTTTTCTTAGTCTCTTGTGTAGCTACCCATTTACCTTGTGAAAGCATCCACATCTTTTTTGTTTCAGGTATTACCACTTCGCAATGCTTACAAGTATACTCTGCTGTTTCAGGTTTTTTAGATTCCCAATGAATTTGTTCCCATTCTAATACTTGGTACTCATTACATTCCGGGCAAGGGACTTGATAATAGCGTTGATCTGATTCTTCAAATGCTACTTCAATTCTCGATAGTCCTTTGATAGTTGGAGTAGATGTAATAAATACTTTTCTATTCCAAAATGTAGTTGTTCTTTTTACGGCTAAGTTAATCGGATCTCCTTCAGCGCCAGCACTTGGATCATACCGATCAATTTCATCGCAAAGCAAAACACGAATCGGTCTTGAAGCTAAACCTGCTGCCGAATTTGATCCAACAATATTAATATTGCCGCCTGGAAATTGTTTTGATAAAACTGTATTCGAACTATCTTTACTTCTCGGATCTTTTACTTTAGCCCTTAACCGGTCACAATCACGAATCATGTTAGCAAGCCTGTCTTTACTCCAAGCTTGGGCCATTTGTAATGTTGGCTGCAATACTAAGCATGGGCTTGGGTCCTGATCAATATAATAAGCAACTATATTGTTCAATATTTCAGTTGCGCCAACTTGTGCACTTTTCATGAAAACAATTGTATGAATTTTTGGATCATTAACAACGTCCATAATACCTTTCTGATATGGCGCTCTCGATGTTTTCCACATGCCAGCTTCAGCAGAAGATTCTGGCGATAGCGTCCTGTACTGATCAGCCCATTCTGAAACAGTTAGATTAGGCGGTGGTGTCCAGGTCTTCTTTGTCGATAAGAGTATTTTCTCTATATTCTCTTGGTATTGGGTCATTTGCTAATTCCTCTAATGCCTCATAAATTGAATCTTTAATTATCTTTTCTACTTCGTTAAAATCATCACTTGCTAAAACTAAATGACTAACTTTGTTTGGTACTGTTAAAAGTTTGCCTCTGCAGTTCGAAGCATAGTTAATCCATGTAGATTCAACTTGATCCGTTGGTATTAGCTTTCCTTCAATTACAGCAACATCTAGCTGTGCTTTCTTAGCTTGTGCTGCGGTTAGTTTAGTTTTTTCTTCTGTTATATCTCCTGTTCCGTCTTTTAACGTGTATCTAGCCTTTTGTTGTAGCTCTTCTATATATGATTGCCTGCAATGATCTAAATCTAGCGGATTTGGGCCTGGTTTAGGCTTAAATACGCCTTTTTCTACTAATTTACCAACGTTTTGAACCGACATGAATAAATGTTCAGCAACTTCTTTTCTTGTAGCCATATTTATAAAATTAAACTCAATATGCCGGAAGTCTGTCTAACGGAAGCACGCGAGCGAATAAC